GCAACAGCGGTAGTAGCAGAGCAAACAACGCCCTTGAACACTTGGTCAGGATCGTCAGCAACAATAGCTACTGCATCACCAGCCGCAGTTGATGCGGGCCAGTATTGCGAGAAAGTCAACTGTTTAGTGACGGGGCTGGTATAACGGCATCCCAAAAAGATACCGGTTTGGTTACCTGCGGTGCCCGTAGACACAGACAGACGGACGATTTCACCACGGGACAATCCTACGTAATCACCGTAAAAGATTGCCGTGCTGTAACCAGTAGTAATTGGGTAATCACGGGTGGACCCCGCAAAAACCTGACCGCCAATCAAATTAATCGGCTTTAGCCCGTAGGGGGCATCGACGACTGGATAAGCCATTTAAAAGCTCCAAATTAAGTTGTGCCACGCCCGAATGTAACTTTGGAGCTGCGCTCCTTAAAAAGCGGCATCCGGGGATCGTTATCGCGCATAAAATTGTTGTCTACAGAGCTAATTTGCGCATCGGTCTGATTTTGGTAATAGGCCGAACGCTGCTCCATAAATTCAACGGGGATTTTACACAAAAGCAGTCCGCCAATCTCCACGCCATCTGGAAAACGCCCATTTGGATTGGAAATGGAAAACAATTTGGGTTGAGAAGAAGCCTTTACGGGCTCCCAACCTTCCCTGAACTTGGAAGAAATATTGGTCGGATCAGAGTTATTTAGAGTACTAATGCGAATCCAACGAAACGTATACCCCGGCTCGGGTTCGGGTTCGGGCAACAGTTGGGGTGGCGTCCACATCTTTTTAGGGCGGGACTCCGCTTCACGGGATTCAAGTTCTCTTGTCAAACGGTTAGATTCAGCCATGATTATTTCCTCAGTTCTTCCGCAACCTTACGAGCATAGAGTTCCAAAGGAACGCCTAGCTTTTTGGCGATGTTTACCTGCGTTTGTGTCAGCACGATCTTTTTAGGCGCGGTGCTGCGTGTCGCAGGAGCGACGTTTGACTTAGAGCGTGGAGGTGGCGCATCCACGGGTTTCTCCGGTTCAAACGACTCGGGAAACACTTGACGCAGGCGGGAATTAAGCCTGTCGTAATACTCATCTGATTTGGGATCGACTCCGGAGTTAACCAGCTTTGTATGCAGCCCTAAGGCGAAGCTAGTCATCTCTTCATCTTGCCCAAACCACGTATTCTTCCGTTGCCACTCTTGCGCTCTGTAATCAGGTGGAGCGGCAGCGGGAGGTATTGGTTCGTCTTTTACACTAGTTTTTTCCTCTTGTAAAGGAGTAACTTTAAAGTTATTGGCTCGTTCAGCCTTTAACTTGGCCGTAGTAATAGCTTCTTGCGCATCAACAAGTGCATCAGCATCACCTGCTTCATACGCCTCTTTGTACTTTTTCTTTGCCGTTTCAAGCTCAGTAGCCGCCAACTTCTTCATGCTGTCGATGGCAAAGGCTTGGTTTTGGCCAAGAGAACCCTTTAGCTTTTTGTTTTCTTCAACAATAGCTTGGGCTACTTTAAGCGCCTCTTCCCGCTCACGCAGTGCAGTTTCCTTGGCCCGCCGCTCTTCGTGGTAGCCCTTAGTAAAGTGCTGGATGCGCTTGCGTACGCTTTCGTCGTACTTTGACAATTCATCGTCGGCGAACTCTTTTGGCGGCTCAGTCATGGGTTTACGCCCACGATCCGGCTCCGGAGTATCGTCAACAATCTCAATGTCGGCGTCTCCCTCGACGCTAAAGTCTACTTTGTCGTCCGTAGTTTCTTTCTCGTCCGGGAACTTAAATTCATTCTTTTCCATGAGTTACTCCTTACGCACGGGAAAGGCCACGGGGATCTTCAACCACAGCTTCAACCGAATCGTCGTTAATGATTCGGAATTCTTTGCCGTGAATTTTGATGCGGGTACCGGTATTTGGGCGAACAATTACAAAATCGCCCGTTTTACAAGACGGCCCAGACGGAAACCGTTTTGTATCCTTGTACGCATCAGGGCCCATCTTCACCACAAATAGCACTGGGGACAACACCTCTTCGTAGTGCATAGTTGTGCCAGCCTTGATCAACCCACTTTCGTACTCGTCGTCAATTTCAGGAAGTACACAAAGCAGATGGAAAGTAGCCGGATCAGGGATTTGCTTGGCCTTTTGTTCCGCAGATTCCGGAAGTGCCGTAGCAGTTTGCCCGTCTTGGCTAATAAGGATTTCACTCATCGTCGTCTTGCTCCATTCGTCGCACGAGGTCGTTTACATAGGAATGTGCAAAAGAAAGACCCCGGATTTCTCCGCACATATGCTTGTATTCAGCAAAATCTTTAGCCGCTCCCGAGCTAAGAGCGCCAATTAAAGAGTTCTGCCTACTTTCAATTTCTTTCAAAACCACGGAAAACGCAGTGGTAGCCATATCTACTCCTTAGGCGTAGTGGGTTTATTAAGCTGTTGTTGCGCCGCCCTTAACAGCATCTGCTGCTGCGCATGGGTTAACTTCTGTTTATGGGCTTGGTCGGCATGGGCTAACTGCTGGGAATGTGCCTGAGCAGCCCGCTGCATGTCCATCTGAGCTTTAAGCGCAGTAACCCGTGGATCTTCGCCCTGTTTACTAGCAAGTTCTTGCTGTTTAAGCTGCAACTCCTGCTGTTTAAGCGCCAAATCACCCTGCACTTTTTGTGCTTTGGTCTGGCTATCTTGGGCTTTAATCTTAAGTTCAGCCTGCTGCATCTGCATAATTGGGTCCTGCATCTGCTGCTGGGCCTGCTGTTGCTGCGCCTGAGCCATGTTCTTCTGCATAAGCTGCGCACTAGCTTGAGCCACGAGCCTAGACAGATTGACCTCAACGTCCTCAGGCAGCTTCTCGTCCGGAGCAGGTAAGGGGATGCCCATCTGCTCTTCGATCTTTCTGCGGTACAAGAAGGCTAGGTGCTCGGCAATGTGAGCTTGGATGCCCGCTGACATCTGCTGCGCCATCGGATTCTGCCCGATTGTCTGGGCAATCATCGGGTCCTGCATAAAGCTTGTATGTGCAGCGATATGCGCTTCGTGGTCCTGATAGATAAACGCCCGCGTAGGGTCACCTTTAAGGAAGCCCATGTTCTCGCTGATTGGATCTTTGGGCATTTGATCGTCTTCGACGGGTACAAGCTTGTCGGCATTCTTAATGCCCAAAACCTCAATCATCTGCCGGTGCAGTACGGGCAAGTTGTAAATCTGAGGGGCTTGGGAGGCAAGCTGAATAACAGCTTGATACTGCATAATCCGCTGAGCCATCGTCGCGCTGTTGGGGTCGGACACGGGGATAACCTCCACCATGTCGTAGTCCTCTTGCTTGGCTTTGCGGTCGCCAGTCTCAGGCTTGTACTCGTATGCCGTCGGGGTGTAGTCCCGAATGATCGCTTTAAGGAGTTTGAACTCCTGCTTCATAGCAAAATGCACGCGAGCCTGAACCGCTGACATTGTTTTAAGCTGACGCTCAAGGATTGCCAAAGTGGTCCCAACCGGGGAGTTCGCACTCATGTCGCTGACCTTCATGTCAGCAATCGAACCGAGCCTGCGCCCTTCTTCCGTGATCTTATCCAGCAGCGTTGCCAGAACCTGTGACGGCTCTTTATATGGCAGGGGCATGATGTTGTCCCTGACCGACCCGCTAGGAATGTCTACGTCACGGAACTCACCCGGAGCGATTGGCGTGTCGTCCCCTTTGATCCGCAAGCCACGGGACTTCAGCCCACCCGGCAAATTGGACAGCGTACCGGCATCCACCAACTGACGGATTAAAGACGTACCCGCGCGGGCGTAACCACCAATCAGATGGATGTACCCAAAGCCATAAGCACCGAACCCCGGAACGTAGTCGTACTGAGCAAAGTGCTGGCGCTTTTTATGGCGATCATCGCCCTCTTCCCAATTACGGTAGATGGCAAGAACTTTGCTTGTGCCCTTGTCGATGGTAACTATATACGGCAGCGCTATACCGTCTTCGTTCTCATACCCCGGTAGGTCGTAGTCGATCTGGACCTCGTAGATCTGGTAACGCTCATCTTCCGTTAGGGTATACCCTTGCTCGTCTGCCTTCTTCTTCTCTACGTCAGTATATGTACGGATAGGCTCCCCAAGCTCAACGTCAACGTAGAACCCAGCCACTTGGAGCTTCTTGACATCGTTTTCAGTCTTACGCATTACATGCGTAACCCGCTCAGCGCTACGCGCACCGCTAGAGCCATAAGGAATAATGACATCCTCGGCGGGCACAAACATCGACACCTGCCGTCCAAGCGCGGGGTCAAAGTAGACCTTCTTAAACGCCGACCCGATCAGCCCCAAGTTAAACAGCATCCGCTCGTGTTCTGGGCGGTACTCGACCATGACCTCCGTTAACTGGTAGTTCATGTCGTCTTTGACACGCTCAGCCGCGTCTTCTTTCTCTTTGGTTATCTGCCCAATGATCTCGGTCTTAACCGGCCCTGCGGCAGGGAACGTCTCAATGATTGTCTCGGACTGGAACCGTACTGCTGCCTCGGTCAAGATGGTGGAGTACACGCCACATGCGCCATTCCACGGCTCCGTGCGCTCTTCGTAGCGCATCCCCAAGACCTCAAGCCCCCGCACAAACATATCAGTCCAGTCTTTACGACTGGCAATGTCGGCGTCAATCATCGCAGTAATGTCGGAGCCAATCTTCCCTAACTCACTCTCGTCAATGAATTCGGCCAAATTGGAGTCAAATTCATCTTCCCCTTGTTCGCCTGTATCGGGCATAAGGTCAATTTCAACCCCATCAATCCCTACTTTTACGCCCTCAGGGTTCTCAATTTCAATCTCAATACCGGGCCCTTCCTCCATTTCATCCAAAGCGGAAAGCCCAAGTGGGGCGGGAGAAATTGAGGGCATCATTGAATTGGAGGCCATTTGGTCCTTAGTCCTTAATAGTAAGAAGCCCTGCGGTTGCTTCTAAACAATCTGATTTCTTCCGGTTCATCTACAGGTAAGCGCAGGAACCCACCCTGACGAAATCGCATAAGCGCCAAAGTTGTGGCGTCCACCAAGTCATCGTGCTCGCCTGAAGGGAAAGCTGCAATCTCATCGACCAGCTCTTCCGCCCAACGAGTTTGTGGAACCCAAACCTTGCCTGATGCAATTATGTCGCTTACTGAGTTTAACCGGGCAATCTTATCTTGTCCCTTACTTGGCGTGTATTCCTGCACGGGAATACCCATCGCCCTTAATTCATATATAAGCGGAGCGCCGGTAGCCTTTTTCTCAATCAGCATCCCATCGGGCTCCCACTGATTGTATTGCTCCAATACGTCACGCTTTAGCTGAACCCACTCAACCCGCTTCTTGTAGGTATCAAGCAAAATAATGTTTGGACGATCATCGTCCTCGGGGTTGTTAAACACCCCCCAAGTTGTGCCTGCGGAGAAGTCAGCACGCTGATGCTTCTCAAACGCCGTGTCCCATGTCTGCAAAATGTATTCGCACGGAGGAGGATCGTCTTTCTCCCAAACCTTCCACCAGTCCCGCTTAACAATAGCGGCCTCGTTACCGACTGGGTTCTGCTGGTATTGCGCTTGCCACTTACTATTAGGCAGTTCTTCTTTAAGGGCGGACAGCTCCTCAAGGGACCAAAACTCAGGCCACAAAGGTTTGCCTGAGGGCATAATCGCAGGGAACTCAATCACCTCCCACTCTTCGCCCCCGCGCTGAGCGCTGGCTTTGATCACTTGACCCGTCAAATCCCGCTGTGCCCAACGGGTCATCACCACTACAATTGCCCCACCCGGCTGAAGTCGCTGCCGTGGCCCGGATGTGTACCACTCGTACACCTTGTCATAGACTTCGGGGTTGGTAGCCGCTAGAGCTGCCTCTTGTTCGCTGTGTGGGTCATCTATTATTAGTAGGTCAGCACCCTTACCGGTCACCGCACCGCCCACACCAATAGCAAAATAGTCACCGCCCTTGCTGGTGTTCCACCTTCCTGCCGCTTTTGAATCCACTTGCAGACTAAGGTGGGGGAAAATGTTGGTATACACATCCGAATCAACCAAATTTCGCACTTTTCGGCCAAAACCGACCGCTAATTCAGCAGTATGCGACGTTTGGATCACCTTCTTGTGCGGAAATCTGCCCAAAAACCACGCTGGAAGCAAATAAGAAGCAAATTCCGACTTGGTATGGCGGGGTGGCATGTTAATAATCAGCCGTTTTAGCTCCCCTTTGGCCACTCGCTCAAATGCAGCGGCCATAATCTTGTGGTGCCGACCGGAAATGAACGTGGGCCACACCTTTTCTACGAACTTGATGAACTTATCTTGGCAAAGTTCACGCTCTTTGAGCTTTTCTAGCTTGGTTAACTGAGCCTCAAGCACGCGCAGGTCAGCTTCTGTGAGCTTATCCAGCACGCTGGGGATGTCTTTAAGCGATACTTGGTCAAGCATCGACATCTTTGGGCTCTTCTTCGGGTTCGTCCACTACCTCTGGCTCATCTAGCTCAGCCGTAAGGGGCTGCACATCAATTACATCAGCATTAAGCAAGCGCCGAATCCGATCCTTAATACTGTCCTCCAGCGTTCTGCTGGTGCTGTGCATGACGGTAATCTCGCTGCGCTCTGTGAACAGACCCACATCGCTATGTTTGCCAAGTAGCTCCAACGCTTTGAGTTCAAGTTTGGGGTCTCCGCAATCGCTAATCTTTAATAGCTTGTTGGTGATGTAATTGCGGGCTTGCTGTGCGTCAGCAAACGCTTGGAAATCAAACTGCTTAACTAGTAGCGATACTGCTTTGGCTTCGGCAGGTACAGTCAGGTGCCGGGGTAACGGGGTTTTGTCCGCACCCTGAATTAATGCAGCGGCCTTATGCAAATCTTCATCTGCATAGTGGATATCCCCGCCGAGTTGCTCAAGCAGGTCAACCGTATTGATTGCTACCGACACCGCATCTTTATGCGTCTTTGGCTGCTCGTCGGATAGGTCAAACGGAATTGGATGGTTTGCTTCTGGCTGCAATTCAATCATCGGGAATAAGAGCACCAATGAAAAACTTTACTTAGTCTAGCACAAGTATATGGGACTCCAAAGGGGGGTGTTTCCCTGTAGAAGGGGGGTGGGGTATTTTGAGGTACTAAATATTTTTAGTGGGGGGGTGTTTTTTAAAATAAGTACTGGGATGTGCAGAACACAGTGTGGGGGGAAACGGGACTCCGATCCGGCCTCTTTGGGGGGTCGGGGATGGGTGGGGTTCGGTTCGGGCTCTCTTTTTCCCTTCGATTCTCCGCCAGAACCTAACAATTGTTAGGTTTAATTTCGATCACGAATTGTTTGCTTTCCGTGGTACGTTATGTTCTAATGCATCCATCGATTGATTGATTGATTGATTGATCGGTAACGCGATCCCCGACGCGATCTTCGGGTTGTTTTTAGGAGTGTCAGAGATGACCAACGTCACCACCACCGCCCCCGCCCTCGTGTCCAACCTCGACGCAGCCCGTGAGGGTTTCGCCAACGCCGCAGTCTCGACCGGCGAGGCGATCCGCGAGTATGCGGGGGCCATGCTGTACCATTTCAGCGTCAAGGACCTCGCGACCGGAGCCCTAGTGACTCCCTGGTACGACGTGGTCGGCGGTACGCTCGGGAAGGGCATCAAGGAGGAACGGGCGAAATTCGTCGAGTTGTTCCTCGCTCGCGGGTTCGACAAGCCCACGATTGACGTGTATTGGTCGCGTGTCAAGATCGCGTCGGGCAAGCCCAAGACCGTGACTCGGGTTCAATCCAGCGGCTCGGCTCTCGACGACGCGACGCTGGCAGACCTCAAGACGATCATCAATCGGATTATGAAGTCCGACGAAGTGGACGCCCTCGCGCAGCAGTACAAGGGCGATTTGATGGACGTGTTCGCGGGTCTTGGCGGGGACTGCGACAAACTCGGTAAGTAAACCGGGCGGGGGGTTGCGAGCCCCCCGAACCTAACAATTGTTAGATTGCACCAACCAACGTAGGAGCACGAGCATGATACTGCACGCAATGGGCGCATACGGTCGTAAGGCTAACCTGACCGACTTCTGGAACGGCAAGGATTTTCGGATCGTCAACGGCCCGTACTTTTCTCGGCGCGATACTGACCGACTGGTGAGTGATGGGTACACCGCGATCAACTTCTACAAGTCCCCGATGGAATACGCTTGGGGCGAAGTGGAGTGTTGCGTCACCTTAGCCGACTAACCCACCGGGGGGTTGCGAGCCCCCCGAACCTAACAATTGTTAGACCAACCAACGTAAGGGGAACACCATGTTAGTGCGCGCCGATTCTTTTCTGCTCAAGGTTCTGCTTTTCATCGCAAGCCCAACCGAGCGGCTCCCAAGTTTGCTCCCGCTCTGGATCATGCCCGCAAGGGTTGGAAGGGACTACGACACCTTCGTAAAGGTAACTTGGGGACAACCCCGACGCTGACCCAACCCCGACCTACTTAGCCCCGCATCGCGGGGCTTTTTTTCGGCCTGACCTAACATTTGTTAGGTCGGGCTTTTTTGCGTCTGGCCTAACATTTGTTAGGTCTTGCTGAGATACCAGCTAAACCAGTTCCCTGTGCGGCGGTAGCCCTAGGCTTGCTTCGTTTTCGTTCAACCGGCTCTGCGTAGCAGAGTATAACCAAGGTTTTTCGATTTGTCAAGCGACAGGACAAAAAAATTGAGGCCGAAGCCCCAACTAAACCAGTTCCCTGTGCGGCGGTAGCCCTAACAAATGTTAGATTCCAGCTACATGTAGTCCGATTTCGTTCAACCGGCTCTGCGTAGCAGAGCATAACCTACGTTTTTTGACTTGTCAAGCGAACTAATGTTATGCCGTTATGCTAAAGTCGTTATAAAGTTATTCACGTAACTTAGCTAAGTGCTTGATTTCATTGAATAAAGTGCCTAATGTTACGTGTTACGTGGTTTTCCAAAAGAGCGAAAGTGCAGCTTTTACGGCAGACTACGCAAGTGCGATCATTTCGTACCACACCGAAAATTCCCTACGTACCCTCAATTTTGAAAATCACATAACATATAACATAACCCCCAAACCCCGCGTACTTATGCGGAATTTTCGTGTTACGTCCCTCCCAAAATTTCATAACAACCGTAACTAACGTAACATAACAATACACCATTCTGTACCACAAAACACAGCCAACTGCTCTGCTTCGCACTCAGCTCCCTGCTTCCCTAAAAATTTGACTTTAGGATAACTTTGTGGTATAATATAGTATAATGAAAATTTGTCCAGTGGACGTAACAAAGCCCCAAACGTAACAACCCAACCGAGGGAGAACCTAACAAATGTTAGACCTGCGCCAACTGATACCGCCCCGAAAGTCCCGCAACCCAATGATCGAGAACGCAAGCGCAATCACCCAACACCGACTCGACATCGCTTTCCTCTGTGGTCCCTTCTCCCTGCTTTCCTTCTGCCGACACAGCAAGAACCGACCCCAACGCGCAACTGCCTATCTCGACCACAACAACACCGCAACCGTCCAAATCCTTTTCAACCTCAAGCGCGACAAAACCTCCGATTGGGCGTGCTTCTTCACCATCGTCGAAGGCGAGATCGAGAACTACGGATACGGAGTAGAGGAGTGACAACCCAAACAATCCAACCCAACCAAACAATCCAACCAACCCCTTGCCGCATTTGCGGCGACGACATAGAACCACCCGAACGTGCCGCGATC